GTTGTGGTTACTGAATAGTATCCACTGGAATTAGTCGTGCCCGTTGCTACTGAAGTTGAAGTGTCAGCCTGCAATACAGTTACTGTTGCTCCGCTTACAGCTGTTCCGTCATCTTTGAATACATATCCCGCATTTACTATGTTTGCCATTTATCGCCCTCCTCCTAATTGAGAGTGATCTCTGTAGTTTAATGCCTCCCTGACATAATAATCTACATCTTCTAATACATCACTTTCATCAATAAAGATTAAATTTATTCCCTGTCCTGCCATCTGTTGTCTTACAATCACATCATTTTGAATATAAGTCGACCCCAACCCATAATGATAATACTCTCCTTGTACGTTTATTGCAAGATCGGGGGGATCCATGAATAAAAAATCAATTACAACTCCCCCCTTGTCTATCCTTCCCCCCATTAATGGGGATTGGTAAGAAAAATCTATACCTTCCCGCTTGCCCTGTTTAGTTATTAGCGAAGCATAAACTAAAAACTCAGGAACACTGCCCGGCCAATCTGCCGGGACTCCTAATTGTTCTGCCTGTGTAGTCATTATGGCTCCGTTACTAATAATTGGGTTGATCCTCTCTCATCATAGGCGGTACTTTCCAGCCCTTGAGCTGACGTTATATCTACATAATAATTCCTGTTAGCTGTAGTGTCATCCCTGAAAGTAAATTCTAATAAAGTGTTGCTTTCAATAGCAGACAACAAATCAGACCTCATTCCTTTTGGGCTTCTTCCTTTATAAGCCTTGTCCATATCTATGTTTACTGCCCACCCAAACTTTGTATTTAATTTCTTTCTGTATTCTAATGTTAAGCTAATAACATCCGGAGAGGCCGATGTAGTGTTAGTAGCTAGGGTGAGTTTAAATTTTATTGATCTGAATGTAGTCCCTAAATTACTTCCAAATGTATATGTTGTTAATCCGTCAGAAGTAATAGTTCCCATGGCTGTGTATGACTCCGTATAATCAGTGGCATAAGAAACTGCAACAGTTTGGTTTGAATTACAGGTTGCTGTTTCTACTTTAAGTTTTAACGCCAGCTTATCCACTTCTACCTGATCTGCACTAAACCAGGGGGTTTCAAAGGTTCCGTCAACGCTGTCTTCGTAACTATAATTAACCACCTGTGTTGGATTAATCACATCTGACTGTAGTTGCTGGTAATAAAGCTTGCTGTCATATCCCCAATACAACCTGTAAGGATTGGTAGAGGTTATATCTCCCCCTACATCTGTAACAAAAGCCGCAGTAATATTTTCTCCGGCAGTTGTGCCTGCCCATTTAACTTCCCATCCTATTTCGTTCCACCCAAGAATAGTGCTATATCCTGTGGAATCTGGGATAGCTGGGGATTCCCCGGTAGCAAACATATCTGCATTTCCGGGGGTTAAAGACCCGTCAATTATTGTTACCAAATCATTATGAGTTCCCAGTAGCTGAGTTATTGTTCCTCTGTAATCTGAAGGGAGCCCGTGGTCTTTGTCAGGCCCCACTACTGTTACAACAGCAGAATTAGTTCCATTAATGTACTTGTATATCCCAAGGCCTGCTGGTATATATACTGAATCCCTCCATCTTATAGAGCCTTTACCATTGTCGTTATGAAAGGGTAAGGCCAACTGTGTTTCTACAAATCGTGCGTTAGTTACATCGTGTGCAAATAATCCTTCTTTTGTCATTGCGTATATTATCGGGTCTCCGTCAGCGTTTCTTGCTACAAACAAATCAGTTACATAGCCATCAGGCAATGGTAACTTGGCATCATTTGTTTCTGAGCCTAAAGTTGCTGCGTGCCAAAGCTGTCCCGTATTGTCTATTCCCCACAGTTTGTCCTGCCAAAACGTAAGAAACTTGGTATCTTTAGTATCATCAGTAAAACTACTTGAAGGGTCAGAAGTGTAAGTATAACCTCCTGTATGAGCTATAACTAAATACAAAGTACCACCCATTCTTACTTCTAAGGCATCAGATACCCTGTCTGGTAAAGTGTCTAAGGCAGATCCAAAACCTCCCGTAGAAGCTGCCCCGGGTTCAAACTTATATATTTTTTTGTTTGCCCATATTCCGTATAAGTTGCCATTAAACTCTTGAATTAAATCCAGGGATTGTCCGCTGGTATCACTGTCTCCGTTGGTAACGGTTTTTGTTTTAGCCGGCAACACTAGGTGTCTTTTGTAGCGAAGGCTACAGGTACTCCACCACGCTCTGTCTACGTCTTTTGCCCCTTCCATCCTCTCTACACCTATACCACCCCTGAAATCAGACCAAGAAATTACACTAGCTCTAATCTGTGAATCCTGAGTGGTATCGCCAATAACAACCTTGGCAGGGTAAATGGAGGCAAGTACCTGCTGCACTGGTCTGGTTATTGGATAATAACTTCCGTTAAGAAATACTTCATTTTTTTTTACTACTTTATTTGCCATTACCTCACCGTTCTGACGTTAGTCAAAAAGGGCAGGGCATTCCTTGATTCTGCCGCTTTATTGTGCCAAAATCCTGCAAGCGTTCTCATTCCATCTGTATCTATATCATTTCGTATTGATCCCGCCTGTGCAGTTAATGCAGTTGCATAAGCTGTCACAAACCTTTCCGGGACTTCTGTAGTTGTTGTATCTGCTGAAAACTCTGTAGGCACATTTCCTCCTACTAGTTTAATTAATCTGTATCCAGCCAATGCTCTTCCTCTGTCTGACAATACTAAGTCAGCAGTGCTGGCTCCTTGCACAGTACCTTGTTTATCTACTCTCCATGTATTCCTGGCTAGTTTTTCCCATGCTGCAGTATCATTCTTCACTACTTTAATGTCATCTAAATGAACTACACAAGCTCCTAAATCAGAGTCATATTCAAATCTTACCTGTGTAATAGCAGTATTATCATAAGGGGCAACTAATGCTACTCTGCAATATTTCCAAACATTAGCTGTTAAAGCAGGAACATCTAATGATTCTTCAATCCCACCTGCATCTACTAAATGTATTTTTAAATTACCTGCACTTGTAGCAACTGAAGATTTAATCCAAAACTCTATATAGTCATACTTTGCTAAGTTAACTGAAGTAATAGTATCTGAAGCTGTATCTCCTGCTGAAGCACCTACTGCAATAACAATCTTATTGGAAGCAGATCCTGTTTTATAATCTTCTGTATCTGCTGTGATAGTAAAATTAATATCTACACTATCATCAAAAGCTGAATTACAATTATGTAATAATTTTTGAGTAATCTTATCTCTGTAATACACGTCTTGTATCATAGCTAAACCACTAGGAATTTCCCATCTGGTATTAATTCTGTCTGTGTGTACGTCTAAGTTTTCTACTGGATCGTATATTCTTCCTGTAGCTTCCCATATAGACTGATTGATAAACTCATCAATTACATCAGGATTAAATCCATCATTCCATAACTCATAAGTTACACTAGCAGCAACTGTCCCACCCATTTGAGCAAATGTCATAGTACCTGTAGAAGCTGTATAATCTGTTATTCTATGTGTAGTCCCATCATAAGTACCTGAAGTAAGGCGAATATAACTTCCATTGTATTCATCATCTCCTCCAAATAGTTTTGTGTCACGGGCAGTAGTATTAGACCCTGTATCTGTAGTCGTGCCAGTTGCCATCTTACCCAGGTTTCTACCTACAGCTTTTCTTAAATCTTCTAATGTTTTACTTTGTGTTACTGCCATTACAAATCCTATAAATATATTTAACCCATTTTTCTATACAAAATCTTTTCTGTCCTTCAAATACAGACCTGTACCCGTTATAAAATTGTTGTGAATCCGTCAATGTCACTTCTTCTTTTTTCTTCTCATAGTTTTTTTCTTTTTAGGTGGTCGCCCTCTTTTAGTTCCGTATGTACCTTTACCCATTGGTGGCATTCTTTTTCTCCTTTGCTTTATTAACTCCTGCTTCCCCCATAATTCTTATCTGTATTTTTAATTTTTTATTTTCTCTAGTAAGAGCTTTGTTTATAACTTTAAGTCTAAACACCTCGTCTTCGTTCATAGCCTCTGCTATATCAACTTGTTGTACAACAACATTATCGTCGATTTGCTCTTGCCTTCCGTTTGAATTTTCTGTTAAGTTTTCTTCTGTCAATTTTTGTACCTCCAAAATAAATTTTACCTGTAGAACTTTCGGTTCTTTTTAACTTGCTAGTCCTTATTTCATTTAACACCTTACCAGCATCCTTTCTTTCCTGTACTGTCATCTTAGGTTTCATTTTCCCCTGTGCTCTTACCTGTGTTAACCATGTTTCGTGAGCCTCTCCTATCATAGTTTCAATAGCGTTAGCTGAGTAGATACTTCCCCCGTTTCTTTGGTTAGGAAGATAAGGGATTATCTCAGGAACAGACCTTCTGCCTGTAACTGAATCATAAAATCTGAAAGACAATAACTTAAACTTACCTACAGTTTGTTCTCCTGTAAGAAGTACTCCCATAGGTAAGTTTAATCTTCTATCGTAAGTTTCTGATCCTACGAGCTGCATAACTTAATATCTGATTGTTAACAGACACATTTGTTTGTCTGTATCTACAGAAGCAACACCAATTGCAGTACCTATTGACTGAATGTCATCAGATGCTGACTCATCATGTAACTCTGCTCTTCCAGACTCGCCTGAAGCTTGAGATATTTGTAAAGCATCGCCAACTACACCAACTGCTGCACCAACTGCCACACTTCCTATACCTGCTGTTTGGATCCAACCATAATAACTAGCTGTCATAGGTATTGTAGTAACACCTAATGCTCCTGTTTCAGCAGTTCCATCTCCGTCAATAATCTTTACGGCTGCATATGGATTTACAATAAAGCCACAAAGTGACGATGTAGTAGTAGCAGTTCTGATTCCATCAGGTTCATCAAGAGTAATCTTGACATCATTAGTTACTGATGCATCGTGAGCAGGATGAGATTTAATTCTGTAAACCTCTCCTTCCCCAGGCCCATCATTGAATATTAAATATCCGTCTGCATACTGATCTTTAGTTAAGTCAGTTGTAGGTACTGATATTGTTGGGTCTGTTGTGCCTGCATCATTAGCTGCTGCAGGAACGTCCATGTCGTGAGCATTAACAGTAAGTGCAGTCCCTGCATCTACTATCATGCCTGCTGTTGTTATAGCAGCACTTCCGTTTCTGGCATAAACAAACGCCCTGCCATCAGGTGTCCGACCAATAGTTCCTAGTTTCAACTTCTTTCCAGAAGTCTCTATTTTTTCTTGTCCATAAGACAAGTTCTGTTGATTTACGAAAGCCATTACACTTCCTCCTTATTTTAATTACGGGTTTCTTATACACCCCGCCTTCAACCGATTGTTAAAAAGTCGTATAAGCTCGGTCAAAGGTTACACTTATACTAAAAGGAGGAGTTAAGAAGTTTTTGATTCCTTCTTAACTTCCTCTACTTTTTCATTTTTAGGTTTGCATTTGCACTCTTCACCTTTGGCTTCAAGTCTGCATTTACCATCCCATGCAATAGGAAATAATCCTATAGCACCTCTTCTTTTTTGTGTCTGGTGATCACTTGGTTGATTAGGATATTCAGACCCACAAGGCTTAAATAAATCACCATCAACGTTAAACTTAGGAATGTGATTCCAGTATGAAGTTTTAGCCTGCCAATCTGGCAGTAACCCTTCAAACTTATCTATCCCCATAGCTTCCCTTTGATCGTTAATTTCTTTTTTCTTAATTTTTCCTTGATGTCCATAATAATGATTAACCAATTGATACCTCCACTTTTATTTATTATGTTGACGTTGAAGGAGCTGCTGCATCATAAGTTAATGGAGCACCTTTCGAGTCATCCAGTTCAAAGACACCATAGTCTGAGGTCATAACCACTTCTGTCGCTCTAAGTGAGGCATCCCTCTGTCTCTCTGTTCTGGTTTCTACTGAATTAAGAACTGCCATAGCTGACTTATCAGCAATAACGCCAATAGCATCATCACTTGAGTCAACTGACAAATTTCCATCTTCAAAAATAGGAACTCCATTCAATGGTCTTATGCCACTCCAGAAATTCCCTAGTAAATCTTCAGACCAACCCTTTGGTACAGGGTAAGTTGAAGAAGCTGTTACTGCTGTATTAGCAATATCAAAAACTGTATTTGGGTGATGTAATATATAAATATTACTTCCAAACTTGTTTGCCTTTGCGTGTGCTATTGCACCTGCAACGTTAGCCAAACTTGCTGTAGCTGCTGCTGCACCAAGAGTGGTACTACCATTTAAAGAACTATACAATGAATGAACATCTGTATCTTTCTTTCTTGCCATTGCATCACCT